ATTCTTCATTGTACCAGTAGCATATAAAGGAACTCTGGGTTTGGAATATCCCTTATCCCTTTTACTGTGAATTGTGGATGCCTTTAGTTTTGCCATCGGTCTTCCATCAATACCTTGCCCATGTTGCAACCGCTTATCATGGTCTTTTACAATGCTTTGTGCAGCTTTGTTTATTTCTTTAGATAAGTCGAACTTAATCTTTTTTAGGTTAAACGTTTTTGATATATCAATGGTTGTTCTCATGATTTCTTTATTATTTTTTTTGCAAAACTTTTCCCCTCTTTAAACCCTTGCTTTATTTCTTTGTCATGGTCTTGCATAAACTGTTGTCCCAATGCGTTCAAATATGCCTCGGGGTCTTTTAATAAATCATCTATATCAATAGCCTCTAATATTTTGTCGGCATCTTGCCCAACCTTTAATTTTAAAATATCTATCTTATCTAAAAATTTATTGACTATCATTTACTTCCCTTAATGATTGAAATAACGCTGGTTGATTGGCTTGTCTTTCTGCTTGGATTTCTTGTGTTTTTTCTTCTTGTACTTCACCCATCTTAACCTCTAGTTCTTCATCACTCATATCGGGATTGAAATGCAATAACAACTCTCGCTTGGTCATAACACCCTTTTGTAATTTCCAGTCAAGCATTTTTAATTCTTGGTCAATAGACATTGGGTAAGATACTTCCCCAAAATCAATAGATAAATCTTCACCCAAAGATAACGACCCATGAACATCTAATATTGTTTTATCTATTTCAAATCTATCGTGTTCCCATTCTTTAAAATAGGCAATATCGCTTTCCCTTGATTCTAGATTTTCAATTTCCAATATCCTTAGTGCTTCACCCGAAGGCGAGTTGCCTCCCGACTCGCCCCATCTTATTCTTAGGTGATTATTTTCTGCTGTTTGATTAGCAAATGCTTTAACGCTTTCAATCATTTCATTTATCCCACCGCTTGGGCTAACATATTGAAATGTCGCTCCCTCAGGCAGGATTATCGCACTATCAATACCCGATTTAATTACAGATTGCCCCTCATCTATTCCTGTGAACACTGGTTGCCCTAACCTTGAGCGAACACTTAAAGCAATTTCAGTCATGGCAATACCAATTTGAACAGCACTCCTCACAACATCAAAACTAGCCGATGGATAAACAACCTTACTAATTGGGGCTATACCATAAGGATTAATCATATCCTCATTACCACTAATGGCGAACCGCTTACCATTTTGATTGAATTTGAAATGCATCCCTGAAACACCATCTCTATCTTCAGACCAAAATATAAACATTCTATCATTGTTATCGCCTTTATCTATTTCATAACTATACCCATAAGGTTCTGTCTCGCCATAGATATAGTATTCTTTTACAAAAGGAAGTACCTCATATTCTAGTCGTTCTTTGCGTTCATTAAATTTTGTTTTAAAATGGCAACTACCCAACAACCAAGCCAACTCACTAAATTGCTTTGTTTGGCTATCTAGCATGTAGGCTATTTCTTTATAATCATCGCTTTCTTCCCCACCAATTAATCTTTTAATTTGGTTTTTATATAACATCATTCTAGCCCTTGCAAATCTTGGAACAACCTTTTGTGGATAAGTTGGAATTTGACTTAATGAATCACTACTGAACCACTGTTCTAAATGTTTATCCATATTAATATTATAATAAAAATCCAATGCAGTCATTCTTTCCGCTTGTCGGTTTTCTTGATAATCTGCCTCAGCCTTTGCTATTGTTTTTAATATTATCTGTTCAGATAGTTCGGGGATGACTACTTGATTTACTGTTCTTCCAAAATTATACATATTTGTTTACCATTTCATTATTGAACTTGCTTTGCTTATTACTGGAAATTTGTAAGCTATTGCATAGCTACAAGCATCCAATGAATGAGTAAGTTCTATTTGCGATTTATCGATTCCACCCTTTTTATCTCGCTGCACTTGTTCTAAGTCTTTTATTAAGTATTTACATTTAGGGTCAACAGTCATACCCACATTCCCCTCTGCATCTAATAGCTTTCTATTTAAAGCATTTAATCTATCTATGTGGCTTGGGTGTGCTTTCTTTGCCCGAATAAGAAACCCAAAATCCTTTAGAATAGCATGGTCGCTGCGGTTGCTAGTAGTTGACCTGGCACTACCCGCAGGGTCTGGATAAACTTCTATATTGGGAGCAATCGCTTTCATTTTCCTACCCATTTCCTCAGTGTTGCTATTCTTTAATCTTATCTCTTTGTAATAATGTACAGTGCCATCGGTGTATTGTGTACATAGTACAGCAGTCATAAAATCGACATTAAAATCGCAGCCCCACCATTTATAACTTGCCAGTTCACTTGCTTTCTTAACGTGAATGTCTCTATCAAAGTTCCACGCTGCTCTGTTACCAGTTGTCTCAAATGATGCTTCAAATTCCTGCCTAAATAGTGTGGCATCCATTGTTCTCTTGGCTCTTGTAATTTCTTCTGCAGGTACAAAGCCACCATCTATTGTTTTAAATTGCCACGACTTCCAATCAGATTCGCTTTGCCCCCTACTATACAAATCATACATTATATCGTAGCCATTAGGAGTACCAATAAACAACGCACTCCCCTGGGTAGTTGCTAACATAGGATAAATAATCTCTTCCCAGACATGGGGTTTGATATATGCCATCTCATCCATTACACATTTTGTAAGTTCAACACCACGCAAATTATGCTCATTGTCTGCACCCTTAACCGCAAGTTCCGCACCATTGTCAAATACAACTGATAAATCACTCTCATTTAGTTTAGCCCCTGTAAAACCAGCAAACATTTGGCGGAGTACTGGCATAATTATGAGCTTTCCTTGTCGATAAGTTGGCGTTATGAACCACCTTCTTTCTCCTTGTTGAAATGGGTCTTTCAATAAATACATAAGTGACAAGGTAGTTTTCCCCCATCTCCGTCCACACACTAAAACTTTGAACCTGCTTGAATCGCTTAATATTTCTCTTCTTGTTTTGTTTAGTGTCCATTCAATCATCTATGACCATTACTTGTATTGGTTCATTCTTGTTTGTTACTTCTCTTGTTTCTTTTGCCTTGCCCTCTGTCCTATCTGCTAACTCCCTTGCAGCGGGAACATTACCATTGATTGCTGCACTTATTTGTCCAATAATAACCGCATGACGAAAACTCTTATCTGCACCCAGATTTAATCTTTTTGTTTTACCATCAGATGTTTTCATTGTTATGTCTATCTCTTTTGAGTCTAGTAAAGCATTGGCAACATCCGCCCACGCTTCCCCCTTTTTGGGTCTGCCTTTTGGGTTGCCCGACACACCTTTTTTCCAACCTTTACCAGTTATTCCACCTTCGTTGCTTTTATGTTGTTTATCAGCACTAGACATAATTGTTGAGCGATGCGGTCGGTACTGCCCCGCCTCCTTCATCTTGGAAAGATGATATGCTACTGTTTACACCAGCATCGCAATTCTTTCTATTAGATTTTAGTTTTATTAATGGAACTGTTTTAGCAAATGCAACGTCAATAGGTTCTTTATCACCCTTTTCATTTTCAAGCCACACTTCTAAATCATCCTTTGTTGGGTATTTATCATATATATCAAATTTAGCATCTTTCATTAATTTCTTTTTATCACGCAACCAATAAATATAAACAAAATTGTGGCCAACCCACTTTTTAACATTTGGAAATATCCCCTTTAGCTTTGGCAAACTATTTACTGAATATCTATGCCATAAAGCAATAGGGTGAACAATGCCCTTTTCTGGTATATAAACTAAGGAGCATATCTTTTTACCAATATAATCATAATTAGTCGCCTGGTATATTGTACCAATTAAACCTTGAAACCCCGCTGCATAAGTGTAGAGATATTTTATTTTTGTGTGCTTTTTTAATAGCCGATGTGTAAAGGATAAAAAACGACTCGCTGTGTATTTAGGTGTCCAGTCAAACACAAAAAACCTGCATAATTCTAAATAATCATCAAACTCACCAGCTTCACCAAATAAGGCTTTCGGGGTTTTTCTGGGAACAATGCCCCACCCCCATACAGCAAGACCTGCGACTTTTCCATTAATGTAGGCAGCGAAATAATATTTAGAGCTATTTGGTAGAGATTCAGCATGTGGGTGTAATTTACAAACACGCTTTGCTTCTTTTCTGTCTATTGGCTTAACTATCATAATAACATCATGATTGCTTTGTTCTTGTTTTTGTCTAATTCTGCCAACTTAGTCTGTAATGCCTCTAATTCAACCTTGTTTAATACAAATGTAATTTGGTGTCTATTATCTACTCCACTGGTGTCGCCTTTTTCTTCAAAATAGGATGCCCAGTCCTCATTTGATGGTGCTTCGTTCCAACCTAATTCCTGGCTACTAAAACCCCACTCCATAAGTTCATCAGTATCAAAAAAATTAGCCAAAGTATCATAATCCCACTCCCCAACGTTCTTATTT